ATATACTGTCAATAGGTAATATATAAATAAAATATAAATAATATATAATAATGTATTGACAGTAGCTGCAATATGCATTAATTATTATGTATAGATAAAACAAAGAGGGTGAATAGAATGGAAATTACATTAAACAATAAAGCAATAGCAGCTTATAACAAAGCATTTAACCAAGGTATTGTATCAGATAGCATTAAGGAAATAGTTGAAACATTAGATAATCAAGATGTTGTTAGCTATTGCACCAGCAAAGGCTGCATAACTTTTGATCATGGAGATTTAACATGTTAAGTAATAGGGAATTAAGAACAATTAAACGCCAGCGAAAGATTAGGAATGAATTGATATTATTGGGCGTATATGACTTTGCTGGCCTGGTATGTTTGGTTGGTGCAATGGTTGGAACTGTTTATATTATTGCGGGGTGGTTGTAATGGATTATTCAAATGAAAATTACGAGGTGGACTTTTGGCAAGGTGTTTGTGTAATAACAGATAAAAACACAAAGCAATTACATAAGATAAAATTTAAAGGAAATAAAACAAGCCAGCAATTTCATAGCTGCATGAATACACATGGCTTAAATAAAGCTTGCGAGGTATTCATTAAATTAGCAGCTTAACAAACATAACATTAATATAAAAAGCCTGTATTATTTGCGGGCTTTTATTATGTGTAATGGGTGGGTAATTATCTATATATTTATCATTCAAACAGTAGTATAGAAATAATATTAATATATTTATCTCTGATAAATATATTAATATTATTTTAAACTGTCAAGTATTTTGATTATATTTTAATTAAACTTTACCAAAAAGAAGTTATATTGAGTTTTATATGTGGCTGCCTGCTGGCCAATGCGTGCATTGCATTTGTATTGCATTGCTAAACATTGGCAGGGGGGGATTAAGCATTGTATTGCATTGTTAAGCATGGGGTAAACATGGGGAAAAATTGTTAAGCATTGGGGAAAATAAGACGCGGAAAACATACGGACACCAAAGCGCGGGCGTGCGTATATATTACCAGGGTTAAATTATGTCAATTAGTTTCGGATAATCCGAACAACGCATAGCTCATATTAAGCATATATTAGGCAATATCTAGCTAAGTGATTGATATTGTTTAACTAATGTCTAATACGCTGCATGTAGTCCGATAATATGTATTATGTTAACTTTCAGATTATCAGAATTAAGCAATTGATTAGCGCTGGCTATATATGGATTACCCCCCCGTCTCGCAATATTTTACCCACTATTATTATTATTACCCTCTCACATACAAGCACACCCCCCCCCGTACCCCCTTGCATTATACCCCCATCCTGTCGTAAAATTTTGAAAAATTGGAGAATAGCAATGGCAGGTAGACCATTACGCAAGCGTATATTAAATGAGATACAAGAGAAGGGCGGGGCAGATTACCTGTTTGAAGAGATTGCATCAGGTAATACAATAACAAAACTTGCAAAAGATTTTGGGTGCAACAGGCAATACCTAAGTACGACAATAAATAATATACCCGAATATTCGCAAGCCCTAGCCAAAGCCAGGCAAGAGGCAGCTGATGCACTCGTAGAGCAAGGTCTAACAATGGTAGATGAGCTTGATGGTGGCAGTTCTAGCAGTGAAATAGCCGCCACACGCGAAAAGGTACAGTGGCGTAAATTTATGGCAGGCTCGTATAACCAAGAGCGATACGGCAATAGACCCCAGACAAACGTGACTATATCTGTGGGTGACATGCATTTAGACGCCTTACGCAAAGTTAATTCCGATTTGGCGGCAATAGACCGCGAGGATCGTGAGCGTGAGGCAAAGACAATTGACGCAGATTATGAGGATGTATCCGATGAGTGATAACCCATTACAAGAGTTTGTCTTACGCTATCGAGATGACCCAGTGTTATTCGTTAAAGAGGTGTTAGGGGCTACACCATACGATTATCAATCCGAATTTCTGGAGGCCATAGCGAATGGTGAGCGTAAGATGTCAGTGCGATCAGGACATGGTACAGGTAAGTCCACGTCTGCATCATGGGCAATGTTATGGTACGTGCTACTACGTTTCCCTAATAAGGTTGTTGTCACAGCCCCCACATCCAGCCAATTGTTTGACGCATTGTTTGCCGAATTAAAGCGTTGGATAAATGAATTACCCCCTAACCTACAGCAATTGCTAAATGTAAAGTCAGACCGCGTAGAACTAACCGCAGCCGCGTCTGAAGCGTTTATCTCCGCTAGAACTTCTCGCGCCGAGACGCCAGAAGCCCTAGCTGGTGTTCACTCCGAGAATGTGTTGTTGGTGGTAGATGAAGCGTCAGGTGTGCCAGAAAAAGTGTTTGAAGCTGCGGCTGGGTCAATGTCAGGTCATAATGCAACCACGTTACTTTTATCTAACCCCACACGTTCATCAGGTACGTTTTACGAAAGCCAAACACGTATGGCTAAATCTTGGTGGACGCGCAGATGGTCATGCGTGGATAGCCCACTTGTGTCAGATGAGTTTGTTGAGGAGATGCGTGAGCGCTATGGTGAGGAGTCAAATGCGTTTCGCATACGTGTATTAGGCGAGTTTCCATTAGCAGATGATGATACGATTATTCCATTTCATCTCGCAGAAAGCGCAATACATCGTGATATTGAGCTAATTGAAGATGTAAGGCCTATCTGGGGTTTGGATGTTGCGCGATTTGGTACGGACAAAACTGCGCTGTGTAAGCGATATGGTAGCGTTGTAACTGATATACAGTCATGGCAAGGTTTAGACTTAATGCAAACTGTGGGCAGGGTTATGGCAGAATATGAGGGATTATCCCCTAGCCTACGCCCTAGCGAGATATTAGTTGATAGTATTGGTGTTGGCGGCGGTGTAGTTGATAGATTACGTGAGTTAGGCGCGCCAGTACGTGGGGTAAATGTAAGTGAAGCCCCCGCTATGGGTCATACATATATGAATTTACGCAGCGAATTGTGGTTTAAAACAAAAGGTTGGCTAGAAGATAGGTCATGCAAATTACCCAAAGATGATCAATTGCTGGCAGAATTAACTGCAATTAGGTATTCTTTTACCTCATCAGGTAAAATGAAGGCTGAAAGTAAAGATGAGATGCGTAAACGTGGTTTAAAATCACCAGATTTAGCTGATGCATTATGTTTAACAATGGCTTCAGACGCTACAACGGCATTATCTGGGTCAATGTCCACATGGAAACAGCCGATTAAACGTAATTTAAAGGGTATTGCATGAAAAAACCTACATTTGACCAATTAACACCAAGCATGAAAAATAAAATTATTACAAAATGGATAAAATATTACAATAGCCTTGGCTTAGACATGAAGGACGCCCAAAATGCAGCTTATTGGCGGGCTGGTAAGTTTAGGTTGTCAGATAGAATGCGTAAGGTTCTGGATAATGTTGGAGAATTGTGATAGCGTGTAACAAATATACCAAATAGGCTAGGATAATGGCACAAAATAAATTTTTAAGCTTTCTTAACTCACTTGACAAGGGTGCAAGCGATAGAAACAGCATAACCGAGTTTTTAGCAAACATTTTAACACCTGGCGACAATATGGAATATGTCGATGGGCAGTTATTAGGGTCTGGCGGTAAACCTGTTGAGAATATTGGTAAAGAAACGTATTACGGAACGCTTGGACAAGCTAATTTTGCGGGTAATGACCCAGTTAAAGATGGTTTATTGTCAAAAATGACGTCTGCCCCACCAAAACTACGCCCATTAGGATTGTTGAATAAAAGGCAACGTGATCCTGTTAATGATATGATGCCTGGTGAAAACACATTTGATTATCAGCGTGATCCTGTTAATGATATGATGCCTGGTGAAAGTCAAAGATACAATAAGCCACTTCCTGATATTTTTAGAACATCATCTACTCCAAATACTGCATATAAATATAATCTTGATGAAGTTAATGATGTAGTCCCAGGTGAAAACACATTTGAATATCAACCTGACCCTACAGGAAATACAATGCCTGGTGAAAATCAATTCAAATACGATCCTATAGGTAGCGGACGCGGTAATGGCGCTATGGAACAACAAAGTCGTGAAGCTCAAGCTAAATTTAACGATTTTTTACAGACTTTAGACCCAAATATGATTGATACTGCAATGAATAACCCAGAAATCATGGATATTATAAGAGATATGTTTTTTACAACATATCCTGGTTTAGTTAAGGGAATGGGTGGGTATAACTAATGCCAATTACAACATATGCAGAATTAAAGACAAATATTGCAGATTTTCTTAACCGAGATGACCTAACCTCCGTGTCATCTACGTTTGTCTCACTCGCAGAAGCAGATTTAAACAGGCAAATCCGTCATTGGCGGCAAGAAAAGCGCAGCACAGCCGAGATTGACACGCAATATAGCGCAATACCCGCAGATATGCTCGAAGTTATACGATTTTACATCACAAGCGGAGATACACGCCCACTTGAGTTAATTTCGCAAGCAGAAATGCTTGATCGCAAGTTTAGAAACCTAAACACAAGCGGGCAACCAGCATATTACGCGGTTACAGCAGGTGAATTAGAGGTTTATCCAGTTCCAGATGGCACATATAATGCAGAATTGTATTATTTTGGCAAAACAGACGCATTATCTGACAGTAACACGTCAAACTGGATATTAGAGCATTACCCTGACGCATATTTGTATGGTTCACTCATACATTCTGCGCCATACCTAAAAGATGATGCTAGAATACAAGTATGGGCAGCGTTGTACCAAAATGCAATTGATGCTATAAATCAAGCAAGCGAAAAAGCTAAATTTGGCGGTTCTGGTCGTCGTATGAAAATAAGGGCATATTAAAATGAGTTTTTCTAATACATTCGAGACAACAGTTCTAACGTGGGTGTTTACGACAGGTAGCGCAACACGCCCCACAGCGTGGCACATAGCATTATACACTGCTGCACCAAGCGATACAGGCGGTGGCACAGAAGTGTCTGGCGGTGGTTATGGTCGTAAAGCTGTAACATTCACAGTTTCAGGAAATACAGCGTCAAACAATGCAGCTATTGAGTGGGACACAGCCACAGCATCATTTGGCACAGTCACACACGTTGGCGTGTTTGATGCTGCATCTGGCGGCAATTTAATTGCTTACGCTGCATTAACCACAAGCAAAACAATTGATACAGGTGATGTTTTCCGCTTACCATCAGGCGATCTTGATATTACCCTAGACTAATGGCTGAATATCGTAGTGGATATGGACGAAGCACATATGGCTCATATAATTTTGGGCTAGATGGCTTTGTCACGGATGGCGCTGGAGCAATTGTTACAGTTACGTCAACAGCTGCGGCTTCAGTGCGTGTTAGGTTAAGCGCATCTGACATAATCACAGTATCCACTACAGCTACGCAAGCGCAAAGAGTACGCGAAGCATCTGCAAGTAGCACAACATCATCAACAACATCTGGTACTGCCGAGCGTGTACGTGAAGTTGCATCAGCAATATCTTCCAGCTCATCCACATCTGCCGTAGGTGCAAGAACACGCAATTCAAGCAGTATAATTGCAACAGCGTCCACAACCAGCTCAGATATGGTGCGTGTAAGGCATGCAGTATCAAATATAACACCATCATCTAGCACAACATCAAACGCAGTGGTTGTGTTTAGCGGTGCATCACAAATTAATACAGCATTAAGCACAACTGCTACATTTAACCGGGTGCAGTTCTCCGCGTCAGCAATTGCAACGGCATTGTCTACAACATGCCGAGCAATTGAAAAGTGGGAAATAGAAGAAAATACACCTGAAACATGGACACCACTTGAAAAGACACCTGAAACGTGGCAATATGTGTCCAACGCAGTCAATGATTGGTCTGCCACTTCCCCTACATAGATGGAATGGACAGCTTCATAGGCAAAAAGTATAACTTTGGCTAACGCCGCATAGGAGATTAACATGGCTGATACTACAACAACGACATATAGCTTAGTGAAGCCAGAAGTTGGCGCGTCTGAAGATACCTGGGGTACAAAGATAAACACTAACTTAGATAATATTGATAACCTGCTAGACGGGACAACACCTGTCACGGGCATTGATATTAACTCTGGTACGATTGGTGGCGTAACTGCTGATGGGGATATTTCATTTGGAGATAATAACAAAGCCATATTCGGTGCTGGGTCTGACTTACAGATTTATCATGATGGGTCTAATAGTTATGTCGCTGATGTAGGTACAGGGCAGTTAAATATTCAAGGTACTAACCTTTACCTTAAAAATGGTAGTGGGTCAGAGGTTTATGCGCTTTTTCAAGAAGGTGCTAACAACACTTATTTTTATTATAATAGCAGTCCCAAACTATCTATAACATCAACAGGTATTGACATCACTGGTACAGCAGTAACAGACGGCCTTACAGTTGCAGGTAATGTTTCAATAGACGGCGGCACAATCAAGCTAGACGGCAACTATCCTGTTGGTACAGGCAACGTGGCGTTGGGTGATACTGCGTTAGATAGTTTAACGTCAGGTGCTAGTAATACCGTAATTGGAGATCAAGCCGCAACCACAAATACCACAGGTAGTAAACTTTCTGCATTTGGTAGATATGCTCTTTATGGTAATACAACTGGAGAAAAAAATACTGGGATAGGGTATATGTCTTTATTTGGCAATACCACCGCAGACAACAACACCGCAGTTGGGTTTCAGTCACTTTTTGCAAACACCACCGCATCTGACAACACCGCAGTTGGTATTAATGCTTTACGAACAAACATTACAGGTGCTGGTAATACAGTATCTGGAGCATTTGCGGCTTATAGTAATACAACTGGAGGAAACAATACTGCCAGTGGCTTTAGAGCTTTCCAAGACAATACAACAGGTAGCAGTAATGTCGCTATAGGTGCGTATGCTTTAGACGATAATACCACAGCATCTGACAATACAGCCGTTGGTTACGCATCTTTAGGAGCAAACACTACTGGTGATAACAATGTAGCCTTGGGTTACGAAGCACTTACAGCTAATACCGTAGGGGATAGGTCAACGGCTTTAGGTAACTACGCATTAAAAAGCCAAAATCCTTCATCCAATGCTGACATGTACAACGTGGCAATCGGACATAATGCTGGTGGCGATATAACCACAGGCATAAGAAACACCCTCATCGGTGGCCTTTCTGGTGATGCTTTAAACACTGGTACTCGTAATGTTTCCTTGGGTTATGGATCTCTATCATCAGATACAAAAGGTAGCAGGTCTGTAGCGATTGGTACTGATGCATTATTTACACAAAACTTTACATCAGCTACTGATGCCTACAACACAGCCGTAGGTCATTTTGCAGGAGGAGCAATAACTACAGGTGACAGAAATACCCTCATAGGTGGACTAGCTGGCGATGCCTTAAATACTGGTGCGGCTAATGTAGCAGTTGGTTACTTAGCATTAACTTCCGATACTAAGGGTTCTTCTAATGTTGCAATTGGGCGAGGGGCGTTACACGATCAAAACTTTACTACAGGTATTGACTCTTTTAATACTGCTGTTGGAGATAGAGCTGGTGAAAGCGTAACCACAGGCGTACAAAACACCATTGTAGGTGGACTAGCAGGAGATGCTTTAACTGTTGGTAGTACCAATGTAGCGTTAGGTGTTAGTGCTTTAGGTGCAGATACAAAAGGTAATTCTTCTGTTGCAATAGGTTCATCTGCATTACGACTGCAAAACTTTACTACAGCTACTGACGTTTATAATGTTGCTATAGGAAGAGCCGCTGGTGAAAATGTAACAACAGGCACAAACAACACCCTAATAGGTGGACTTTCTGGTGATGCAATTACGACAGGTGGGTCAAACACTGCTGTTGGTGCATATGCTATGACTACTTTAACAACAGGAAGTCACAACGTAGCCGTTGGTACTAGTGCATTAGATGTTACGACTACAGGTAATTACAACGTAGCGGTTGGGCGTGACGCACTAGGCGCAACCACCACCGCAAATAACAACACTGCCGTTGGGTATCAGGCAGGGTATAGTAATGCTACTTCCAGCTTTTTAACTTTTGTTGGTTATCGTGCTGGTTTCAGCAGTACAGCAAGTTATCAAACAGGCATTGGTTTTGAGGCTCTAAATACAGCAACCACAGGTAATTTCAACACTGCTGTTGGGTGGCGTGCATCCTATTTAACCTCAACAGGAACAGAAAATACTTCTGTAGGTCATGGGGTTTTATACAGCAACACCACAGGTGGTTCTAATGTAGCTATAGGCGCAGACACTATGCGCTTTGACACAACAGGTAGCCAAAACACTGCGTTGGGAACAAACGCATTATACAACAACACCACCGCATCTAACAACACGGCGGTTGGCTATCAAGCTGGGTATTTTAATACTACAGGTACTTCTCTTGTGGCTATCGGCGAAAGAGCTTTATACGCAAATACTACAGCTAATAGAAACATAGCAGTCGGTAGTGGTGCTTTAGAAACAGTCACTACAGGCCCAGACAATATTGGTGTGGGGCATGATGCACTTAACGATGTAACAACAGGATGGTATAATCTTGGTATAGGTTCTTATTCGGGTGACTCAATTACCACAGGCGTAGATAACACTCTTACAGGGTATCTCTCTGGTGCGGCAATCACTACGGGTTCAAGAAATACTATTCACGGTAGTCAAGCAGGGGATCATGTAACTACTGGAAATGATAACGTAGCTGTTGGGTTTAAAGCTGGCGACCATGACAACTTTAGTCACTGTACTCTAGTAGGTACTTACGCTGGTGAGTACAATCAAGCAAACAGTAACACCTTTATTGGACGTGCGGCTGGATTTAGTGTTACAACTGGCGCAGCTAACACCATCCTTGGAAGATACAACGGCAACCAAGGCGGCCTAGACATCCAAACCTCAAGCAACAACATCGTGCTGTCTGATGGGGATGGTAATCCTTTATTGTATAAATTTGGTAATGATAGATGGGTAGCTACAACTGCCGCAACTAATTCTTGGACACTAAACACAATCAACACAGGCAGTAGTCCACACGGACTTTATATTCAGTATCCAAACTCTTCTCCAAATAGCTCAACAACAAGTGAGTTTATATATGCCGCTGATAGTAGCACTGTTCGTTTTAGGGTATTTTCTAACGGCAATGTTGTAAACTCAAACAACAGTTACAGTGCTATTTCTGATAAAAAACTAAAAGAGAACATCGTTGATGCAACATCTCAGTGGGATGACATCAAGGCTTTGACTGTGCGTAAGTACAGCATGAAAGCTGATAATCTTGATGCGCCTAATATGCTTGGTGTTATTGCTCAAGAGGTTGAAGCGGCTGGAATGAATGGTCTTATTAATGAATCACCAGATATTGACCCAGAAACTAGAGAAGATTTAGGTACAGTTACGAAGCAAGTAAACTACTCTATCTTATACATGAAAGCAGTTAAAGCACTACAAGAAGCTATGACTAGAATTGAAACACTAGAAACTAAAGTTGCAACCCTAGAAGGATAAAACAATGGATGAATTAACAGCAGAACAAATCGCACAGAACTACTCAGCAATGGGTGACTCAGTTGCACTTATCAATGACGTGATAGCAGGGAATGCTATGGCAGATGATGATGCAGCAGATCGACAAGACTGTGTTGATCGTAATACTCAGCACCTAGAATTAATGGTTGCTAAAGATTACTGGACAGACGAAAGTATGACAGCGGCTAATGCGGCTATCACAGCAGGGAACGGATACACCGCTTCTTAAATTAACCTAACCAAAGGAGACTACAATGAGTAAAAACGAAAAGAACCTCATTACAGTCAACGACATAGAATACAATGTTGATGACTTTACTGACGAGCAAAAGATAATGCTTAACCACATAAATGATTTAGGTCGTAAATTAGATAACGCCAGATTTAATCTTGATCAGCTAAACATTGGTCGTGAAGCATTTATCCAGCGTTTATCCGTATCTTTAGATGAGGCAATAGTTGAAGCTGAAGAAGCTGAAGAATAATAAATATACACAACAGGGGCGACATGCATTGCCCCTGTTGTTATTTTACTACAAAATGTGTTATAGTCCCATAAGTTTAACGCCATGAGGTCTATATGCCACTTATTCCACTAGATATTCCTTCTGGAGTTTACCGAAACGGAACTGACCTGCAATCTAATGGTCGTTGGCGTGATGCAAATTTAATTCGCTGGATAGATAATACCATGCGCCCTATGGGTGGCTGGCGTGTTCGTTCAGACAATGCATCCACAGCCCCAATACGTGGAATGTTATCTTGGATAGATAATGACAATGATCGTTGGATTACTGGTGGCACATATAATAAATTATATGCTTGGACAGCAACAGGCGTAAGACACGACATAACACCAACATCATTTACTACGGGCAGACAAGATGCATTAGCATTTACTGGATACGGGGGAAGCTTTTACGGAAGTTATGCTTATGGTATTGAGCGTCCAGATACAGTTAGAATACAGCCAGCAACATCTTGGGCATTAGATACGTGGGGCGAAAACCTTGTAGGATGCACAGAAGATGATGGCAAAATATACGAGTGGGCATTGGCTACAGGTACACCAGCCGCAGTTATAGCCAACGCTCCAACAAGTAATAGATCATTAGTCGTCACAGAAGAGCGTTTCTTATTTGCTCTTGGAGCGGGTGGAAACCCGCGCAAAGTGCAATGGTCTGATCGTGAAGACAATACAACATGGACGCCCGCAGCTACAAATGAAGCTGGTGATTTAGAGTTAAACACAAGCGGTCAAATTATGGCGGGTATTAAAGTACGCGGTCAAACGCTTATCTTAACCAGCACAGACGCACACGTAGCAAATTATGTAGGCCCACCATATGTTTACGGCATTGAGCGTGTTGGCTCATCATGTGGTTTAGCGGCAAACCAAGCAATAGCCGCAGTTGATGCTGGTGCATTTTGGATGGGCGCACACGCATTCTACAGTTATACAGGTGGAGCTGTGCAAGAGGTGCAAAGTGAAGTTGCGGATTACGTGTTTAGTGATATGAACCGAGCGCAAATAAGTAAAGCATTTGCTGTAACCAACAGTAACTTCGGAGAGATATTTTGGTTTTACCCATCTGCTGCATCTACAGAAAATGATAGATATGTTGTGTTTAACTATATTGAAAACACATGGTATATCGGTTCACTAGCAAGAACTGCTGGAGTTGACGCTGGTGCATTTAGAAAGCCAATATGGGCAGATGCAGATGACTATAAGATTTACGAGCATGAGATTGGTTTTGATTACGGAACACTAACGCCGTTTGCTGAAACTGGCCCTATTATGCTTGGCTCTGGCGATACAGTAGCTTCTGTAACGGAAATGCTACCAGATGAAAGAACGCAGGGTGACGTGAATGTGACATTTAAAACACGCTTCTATCCAAATGGAGATGAGCGTGATTATGGGCCATATTCTATGTCTACACCTACATCATTGAGATTTACTGGCAGACAATTGAGAATGCGAGTAAGCGCAGTTGAGCTAGGCGATTGGCGTGTTGGCGTAAATAGAATTGATGTTGTTGCAGGCGGTAGAAGATGACGCAACAGCAAAGGCCACCAGAACCATATGGAGATGATTGGAAAACATGGGGCAGACGCCTTATGCAATTCATGTCCCAGACAAGATCACCTCTTGTTCAACAAACTGGTAGCGAAAGCGCAGCAGACGATGGCACGCTTATGTGGGATAGATCATATGAATATCCAGTTGTAAGCAAAGGCGGAAAGTGGCGTCAAATTGTAGTAGAGGGCGGACACGCTAATTTTGTAAAGACATCAGATGTTACACCAGCTCTAGCAAATACGGCATACAAGCTGACCTATGATGCCCCATCTGGCAATTCAAAGATTACACAAGGCACGCCAGCAAGTAGGATTGTATTTGAAGAGGCTGGAGAATATGTATTATCATTTTCCGCGCAAATATCATCAACAAGCGCAAGCACAGTACACTTTTACTTTTGGCCTACTATTAATGGAAGCAACGTAAATGGCGCTATGACAACTGCATTGCATCAGAATAATGCTACAGTTGTTACATCACGAACACAAATATTTACTGTGGCGGCGGGTGATTATTTAGAAGTAAATTATATGATAGATAGCACATCTGGATTTTTAAATTACACAGCAGCATCATCTCCAGTGCCAGCAATACCATCTTCAACACTAGCAATTACGAGGACGCATGGATAAAGAATTGCAAAGATGTAGACCTTGGATTGAAGCGGCTTTGGAGTATTCAGGTGGCACGCATGATTTTATTGATGTGGCAGAAGGAATATATAAGGGTACTATGCAGTTGTGGCCTACGCCAAAGGGGTGCATAGTAACAGAAATTGTGGTATATCCACGTAAACGAATGTTAAACGTGTTCCTTGGCGGAGGTGAACTAGATCAGATTTTGGATATGCACCAAGATGTGATACAGTGGGCTAAAGCACAAGGATGCACAGCACTAACCATGACGGGGCGTGTAGGCTGGAAAAAACCATTGGCGAAGCATGGCTGGGATCAGCTACACTCGTCGTATATTAAGGAGTTTGAGTAATGTCAGGCGGAAAAGGCGGATCAACATCATCTAGCGTTGAAATCCCAGAATATATTGAAAAAGCGGCGCAGCGTAATTTAAACAAAGCTGAACGTATTTCACAGCTTGGTTATGTACCATACTATGGCCCAGACGTGGCTGCATTTACTCCAATGCAACAAGCATCATTCCAAAATACGGCTGATGTTGCAGGCGCATTTGGCATGAGCGCACCAACAAGCCAGCAAGATATAATGGGTGGCATGGGCGCGCCTACACAATATGCCAATGGATTATCTGGTTATTCTTCAGCTCCAATATACCAACAATCATTAGATGAGCTTGCTAGACAAAGGCCAGCACAAAAATCTTACATGGATAGCTTTTTTATTAACCCCTATTCTGGTAGTTATGGTTCAAACACACTTTTCCCAATAGATTACAACGATTACAATACAAACGCAGAGTCACAACGCCAAGCCGCAGAAGCCGCAAGAATGGAAGCATTGCGCCGTGAGCAAAGAAGCGATGATAACTACCAAAGATTGCTAGATCAAATGGGTCAGCAGGTTAGTGGCTCTTCTCTTACGCAAGCTGAAATGGCTAAATACGCAGAAACAATAGCACCGGGTAGTGGCTACGATCCTAAGACGCAAGTTTTAAATGAAGCTCAAAGAAGATACATTGAAAGCCCAGAAGGTGCTGCGGCTAGGTTAGCTCAAGAAGATATAGCAATGGGTGCTGTAGGCTCAAACCAAATGGGCTTTTATGATAACTTGAAGATGTTGCAAAACAAAGAACCATCTTTTCAAGACCCATCAGGAGGAATGGCATATTATAACACGTTCCCAGATGCAGATGGAAACCCAACAAGATTAGGCTATGACAGCACTGGCGGGTCATACGGCGGTTCGCTTGTTACTGGAGGTTTAAGCGGTAATTTAACAGGTTTACCAGAAGTAGGATTATTAGGCTTTGGTGGCGGTATTGCTGATAACATTTATTCAGGCATTAACTTTGAAGGCGCAGTCGATACACAAAGCAAGAATTTTGCTGAAAGTGCCGGCTCTACAGGCGAAGAGGGTAATTACACGTTATCTCCTGAAATAGCTGCGGTTCAAGCTGCTGAAGCTGAAAGATTAAGAAAAGCTCAAGAGGCTGCGGCTATAGTAGCTCAAGTTGACCAAAATAACCGAGACAGGCAAAACCAAGCTCAAAAAGATCAAGACGCAGCTAATAGAGCGCAGCTAACTAAGGCGGCTCAAGCAGCTCAGTATAAATCAGAAAGAGATAATGCTGCTGTAATAGCAAGCTTACCTAACACTGGCCCAGTAGGCGCAAGTGGTGGAAGCGGCGGAGGAAGTGGTTCAAGTTCAGCATCATCTAGCTCATCAAAAATCCTATGTTGTGCATATTATGAGCTAGGCTATTTACCACGCGAGATATGGCGGTTAGACCAAAGATACGGCGTCTGGTTGCATAGAAACAATAGAAAACTAATGAACGGATACCATGCGTGGGCTGCGCCTTTAGCAGACTTTGTTAAAAAAGACACAATTGGCGGTAAAGTTGCACGTAAAGTTATGTGGCCTATTGTTAAAGCATGGGCAGAAGAAATGGCTCATACAATGAGTCCAGAAAAACATAAGTCTAATAAAGTTGGTAAAGTAATAGCTACAGTTGGTGAAGCATTTTCATATGCAGTAGGCGCAGTATTGCTACCAAAAAATAATAAGAAGGAAGCGTAACATGGCTGGTGGTGGACAAATGAGACCAATGGGCGGGCAAGCTCCTTTTGATGGTTATTCTCAAGGGCGAAGGGGTGGAGCAATAAATCCATCACCACTATTTACAGCAGGCGATGGTCTAGCTGGAGCGCGTGTGCCGATGAATTTTGGTAATTCTGGAGAAACAAAAATAAAAGGAAATTTTAATCCAATGATGATGGACAGCCAAAGCAGGCCGCCTTTCGGGAGGCCGCAACCATCTACATCATCATTAGCCCCACAAGGTAATTTTAACGTAAACCAAGCGGCGGCTGGCGGCCTACAGCAAGCAATGTTAGGTACACAGCAAGCAATGGGTTATAGGCCTCAAGCTGTGCAGCCAGTAAGCTATCAAGCTCAAACAGCACAAGCTTCTGGATACAGACCAAGCGCAATGACAAGCCAAGGTTACGCATCAACAGGGCCAACTGCTACTGGATATGGCGCTTCTACAGTTGGAACATCCCCAACAGTATCAGCCCAAAACGTGCAAGCTGGGCAACTTGCAGGCACTAATCTTGGTGCTTACACAAACCCATTTGAGAGCCAAGTTGTAGATCAAGCATTAGGTGATATTGAAAGATCACGTAAGCTGGCGCAAAATCAATTAGGCGCGCAAGCAACAGCATCAAACGCATATGGCGGATCACGTCAAGGC